GATCGGCTGCAAAGCCCGCAGCAGGCCGTGGATGAGATATCCCAGGCCATCGCCCAGGCGCGAGCCCAGCGCAGCCCGACGCGGATTGGCATGCGCGCCGCCGCAGCCGACTTGCAAACCCGATTCTGACCGCGTTCGCGGCAGCTAACCCGAGCCCGCCCAGTGCGGGCTTTTTCATGCCCAGGAGACACCCGATGTCCAAAGTACTTCAACTGCGAAGCGAACGCGCCCAGCTCAACACCGAGCTGCAAGCGTTGGCCAAACTCGAGGCTGACGGTACCAGCCTCAATGCCGAGCAGCTGGCCAAGTTCGGCGAGCTCGAAGCACAGATCAACACCCTGTCCGACAAGATCAGCCGTGCCGAAAGCGCGGAGCGTGCTGCCGCTTCCGCCGCCGTACCGGTGAACGAAAGCGCTCAGGGCATTAACAGCCCGCCGGGCAGCCGTGTAGAAGGCCCGTACAACCAGCCGACCAAGCCCGATGTGGCAATGGCGCAGATGGTGCGCCTGCGCGTTCAAGCGCAGGGCAATCAGCAGCAGGCCGCCGAGCTGGCCAAGGTGAACGGTTTCGGCGCCGACGTGCACATGGCGCTGTCCACCGTGACCGCTGGTGCCGGCGGTGTGCTGGTGCCGGAGAATTTCAGCTCCGGCGTCATCGAGTCGCTGCGTCCGAAGTCGGTGGTTCGTCGCATGGGGGCGGTCAGCCTGCCGCTGAACAACGGCAACATGACCCTGCCGCGTATCAACGGCAATACCTCGGTCAGCTACATCGGTACCGAGCAGGATATCCCGCTCACCGAGATGACCTTCGCCGACCTCAAGCTGTCGGCCAAGAAGGCGGCGGCCATCGTGCCGATCTCCAACGATCTGTTGGCCTTCTCCGGCGTCAACCCGCGCGTCGATGCGCTGGTCAGCAGTGACCTGGCCACCAGCATGGGCCTCTCCGAGGACCTGCACTTCATCCGTGGCTCGGGCGTCGACCCGCTACCCAAGGGCCTGCGCAACTGGGCGCCGGCTGGGCACATCATCGCTGCGCCGGCCGGCGTCACCCTGGCTGACGTCGATACCTTCCTCGGCGGCCTGATGCTGCGCCTGGAGGTGGCCAACGTCGACCTGGCCGCCTGTGGCTGGCTGATGCACCCGCGCACCATTCGCTGGCTGCAGAGCCTGCGAGATGGCAACGGCAACAAGGCCTATCCGGAGATCGATGCCGGCCTGCTCAAGGGCTACAAGTGGGCACTCACTACCCAGATCCCGACCAACCTGGGCGCGGGCGGCAACGAGTCCGAAATCTACTTCGTCAACTTCGCCGACTGCTACATCGGCGAGGTCGAGCAGCTGGCCATCGCCATCAGCACCGAGGCCTCCTACAAGGACGGCGAAGGCAACGTGGTCAGCGCCTTCCAGCGCGACCAGACACTGATCCGCGTGATCAGCAAGCACGACTTCGGCCCGCGCCATATCGAGTCGATCGCCATCGGTACCGGCGTCACCTGGGGTGCCGGCATGTAACTGACTGCCCCGCCAGCCGGCGGGGCGTCCCTTGAACCAAGCGAGACTCCAACATGAGCAAGCCGACCATCATCAAGTTCAAGAAACCCTGGCAGGGCTACGGCCCGAACGAAGTGGCCGGGTTCGCCAAGGAAAAGGCCGATCAACTGATCGAAGCGGGCGTGGCGGAAGCCTACGCCAAGGGTAAGGGCGCCACGGCCACGCAGCCTGCCGCACCCAAGGGCGGCGCGGCCGGAGCTACAAACACTGGTGACAACACCGCCGAGAACAAAACCGGCGATAACGACACCGTCGACCAAGACAAGAAGCCCTAAGCCATGGCCAAGCGAATCGCCTACACCGGTCCGCCGGTTCTGACGCTCGAAGAAGTGGCCCGGCAATGCCGGGTCGAAGTCGAAGACCTCCAGCCGGAGCTGATCGAGCTGATCATCATCCCCGGCGTAACGGCCCAATGCGAGGCGCGGACCGGTGCGGCGATTCGTGAAGCCACCTATGAAGAGGAGTGGCCGCCGGCCTACGGCTCCGGCCACGCCCTCGACGTGGGGCAGGTCAAGGAAGTGCAGTCGGTGAGCGTGCGCGAAAGCGACGGCTCATTGACCGCCCTGCAGGTGCCGCATGTGCTACAGCACAGCGCCCGCGAAAGCTTCCTCATCTTTCCTGCCGGGCGTCCTCCGGGGCGCTTGGTGATCCGCTACAGCGCCGGGGTCGATCTGGATGCCTACCCGTGCGTGAAAAGCTGGATGCTGATGCATGCGGCGACGGCCTATGAGAATCGGGAAACGCTCATCGTTGGCACCATCGTCGCTGAGCTTCCCTCGAGCTTCATGGATGCCCTGTTGGCTGAAATAACCCTACCGCCGAGGTTCTGATATGCGAGCCGGAGCTCTCCGACACCGCTGCGCCCTCCAGGCCGAGCAGCCCGTCCCTGATGGCATGGGCGGCTCACGCCCCGGGTGGGTGGAGCTGCGCAAGCTTTGGGCAGAGATCACGACGCCCACCGGGCGTGTGGGGGTTGTAGCGCAGCAGCTCACCGCGACAGTCGACGCGGAGATCCGCTGCCGTCCATCTGTCGAACTGGTAGCGGGCCGGCGGCTGGTTACGAGCCGCGGCACATACCGCATCGAAGCCGTATTGCCCGACAACGTCAACTCAATGGTA